ATGGATAAAGCCTTAAACAGAGAAGAAAGCCAAGAGCTAATGCAACTTTTAGGGTTGCATATGACATTATATGGACAATTACCTATGATGAGAAAGGCATATTTAAACAAATGCAAAGAATATCACCCTGATAAAGGGGGAGATGAAAATAAAATGAAAAGAATGAATGAATTATACAAAAAGCTTGAAGATGCTTTAAGTGCAACTTCAAGAGAAGAAACTATATGGAACTCCTGGTCAGCAGGAGAGGTAGGTAGTGATGTGGCTCCAGGGCCAGATGCCTTGTACTGTAGAGATTGGGACGTGTGCAGTAAAGGCCTAGCGCCAACCTATTGCTGCTGCTTATTATGCCTTTTAAGAAAAAAACATCAAAATAGAAAAATATGCAATTTTGTTTTAAATGTATGGGGCCGCTGCTATTGCTATAATTGCTATTTAAATTGGTTTGGCCTGGACAAGTGTTACACCAGCTTTTTGATGTGGTGTTCCTGCATTGGTGAAATTCCTATGAGAGACCTAAATATATAGGTAAGTACTAATGGGGGACAATAAAGAAAAAAGGTCAAAACATTAATATGTGTATGTGTTACACAGTGTCCAGAATATGGAACACCTGAATGGGAATCATGGTGGAGAGAATTTAATGCTTCGTGGGATGAAGATAATTTAAGATGTGATGAAGAAATGTTTGATGAAGATGAAGAAGAAGAACACCAGTCACAAACAACACCGCCTAAAAAAAAAGCAAGACGGGACACACCAACAGAATTTCCAGAGGTGCTTATGGACTTTTTATCTAAAGCAGTTTTTAGCAATAGATGTGTAAGTGCATTTGCTATTTATACCACAAAAGAAAAAAGCATTATGTTATATAGAAAGGTATGGGATAAATTTAGTGCTACATTTATTAGTAGACATGGACATGGGATAGATAAAGCTATTTTATATGTACTAACGCCAAATAAACATAGAGTTAGTGCTTTAAATAATTTTTGTAAAAAATTTTGTAGTATAAGTTTTGTGTTAGTAAAAGCAATTATAAAGCCTTATTTGTGCTATGTAACATTAAAAAAAGAGCCTTTTGAATTATTAGATGAAAGTGTACCAGGAGGATTAAGTGAAAATGCTTTTCAACCTGAGGATTGTGAAGAAGGCCCTAAATTAGTAAATTGGAAACAAATATCTGATTATGCATGTGCTATAAAATGTGATGATGTACATTTGTTAATGGGATTATATTTAGAATTTGAAAGTGCAGTAGAAGGATGTGACAAATGTGATAAACAACAATTACCATATCATTTTAAGCATCATAAAGATCATACAGAAAATGCAGCATTATTTGCTGTTTGTAAAAATCAGAAATCAATTTGCCAGCAAGCAGTAGATGCAGTAATTGCAAAAAGACGAGTTGACCAGCTTGTGTTAAGTAGAAAACAAATGCTTACTGAAAGGTTTAATGCTATGTTAGATAAAATGGATTCATTATTTGGAGCTAGAGGAGCGGGAGACCTAAAAGCATATATGGCTGGGGTGTGCTGGCTACATTGTTTAATTCATAATATAGAAGAACATATTGTTCAGTTTTTAAAATGTATGGTGACAAATGTACCTAAACAAAGATATTGGTTGTTTAAAGGACCTGTTAACAGTGGTAAAACAACATTAGCAGCAGCATTATTAGATTTAGTAGGAGGAAAAGCATTAAATATTAATTTGCCATTTGAAAGAATTAATTTTGAGTTAGGTGTAGCTATAGATCAATTTATGGTAGTATTTGAAGATGTTAAAGGAACTGTAAGTACTAAAGACCTGCCGCAAGGGGTAGGGCTAACCAATTTAGACAATTTAAGAGATTATTTAGATGGCAGTGTAAAAGTTAATTTAGAAAAAAAACATTTAAATAAAAGAACTCAAATATTTCCTCCTGGCATAGTAACAGTGAATGAATATGTTTTGCCACATACTTTAAGTATTAGATTTGTTAAAACATTAAATTTTAGATGCAAAACATATCTACATAATAGTTTAAGAAAAACAGACCAATTATTAGAACATAGAATTTTACAATCAGGCATTACCTTAATGTTAATGTTAATTAATCATTGTGAAGTAGCTGCTTTTGAGCCAAGCATACAAGCGCGTGTGGTTGACTGGAAAGAAAGAATTGACAGAGAGGTAGGAGATGATTTAATAACTACTTTTTTAAGGCGTGTAGCACAAGGAAAAGACATCTTAGAAGACGAAGAAGAAGATGATGATATGCAAACAGATGCACAGCGGATGCCACCACCTCCGCCTCCTGCACAAGGCCCGCCGCCACCATATACACCTCGGGATCCTAGGTCTCAAGATAGTACCCCAACTACATCACAAGAAACATTAGACTCTGGAATATACTCACAAACATCTCAGTAATTGTAATATGTTTATTAAATAAACTGTTAACCAGCATTACTGTGGCAGTTCTGTTTCCATTTCACCAAATTGGTCAATGTGGCGCACCATATCGGGGTCCCCAGGAAGCCCTTCAGTACCTTCAAACACTCTTACTTCTTCCACCTGCCCTTTGTCACCACTCATAGGCTGCCCATCTATTTTAGGCATTAATTTAGTAAATAATGTATTTAGCAATGTGCTTACTGGATATGGGTTTTTAACTACACGCTTCCGTAACGTGACATTAAAATACCTTGGAAGCCCTCTAAACTTCATTTTGTTATTACCATTTTGTGTATGAAAGCCAACAATATCAGCACAACTTAAAAACAGTCCATCCCCTTTGCATAAAGGTCCCACGCCGTTTTCATCTAATAAAATTGTTGTTACTGTGTTTGTAAATTGCAGCACTGGAGGGGTACTTTGCCCCCCTGTGTAAGACCCGAAATATCTAGTATTTTCATTTTTTGAAGGGTCTGGACACCATGCCTCAATAGGGTAAGCCCCATCTTTGTCTAACACTGCTTTTAAAGCTGGGTTCAGCACTTGGGCATCTACCCCTGGTGTTTGTATTACTTTCAGCCCTGTCCCATACTGTGTATGATGGTTTTCTACTAGAAACTGCAGCTCCAAAGGTTCCCCACCCACAGCAAACATGTGATAATTCATACCTTCAATTGGTAGCCCTATCCCTTCTGTGTCCACTCTTTTTTTAAAAGAATGCACATTTGTTAAACTGCTTATACCCACCACCTCTGTTTTGCAGCTTACTGCTTCCCACATTAATATTTTGTCACACGTCATGTCATCATTAAGCATAGGTAAACTGACCCTTGCACAACTATAGCAAGGGGTTTCTGCTGTGTGTGGAGCATCTGATTCCCATGTAGTAGACACTGTTACATTGTCACTAAACCCTAGCCAATCTGTTGAATTAGGCTGCCCCATTCTAGGATTTAAAAACAACTCAATTTGAGTTATACTATCTGGCCCTGTTCGAAGCTCTAGCACTTCTATGCCTCCTTTTATTAGCAGCTTCGGTACTGCTGCTGGGGGTGGCAGTTTTGGGCTTCTTTTTTGAGGGGCCATGGATATGCTCTTCTTCTTCTATAACTGTTTTCCAGGTAGGGGTCACGTCCCCGTACAAGCCTAAAATTAAAGGAAGCATCCAGTCAGGCGTGTGTCTCTGATTAGCCCCTCCAGGTGCCCCTACTTTGTCAATAAATTCTGCTGACGGTTTGTGTTGGTCCATGCTGTCTAAATTAATTTTATCAGGCACCTTTTCTTCTAGTAGTCTAGACAGCTGTCGTGCTTGTTCTGGCTTTAATTTTGGAAGCTCTCTATAATAATCATGTAATTTTGTATATAAGTTACTAGATGTATGAGACGCAGCCCACCTTGCATTTTCAAAAAACCTAGCTAATGTATCTTGCACAGTAGCTGATGTATATCTTACAAGCTCCTGACTTGCAAAGCCTATTTGTCTTCTGCCTTCATGCATTAAGCTATCCCATATCCACCTAGACACTTGATGATACAAATCAGGAGCCCAGTGAAATGGATCTAAATAGTTAGCATATCTAGCAAATGTAGAAACACCAGGAAAAAAAATGTCAGGGTCAGGCATGTAAGGAACAAGCGCCATATTAGCCACAGGTATCTCGTGGGCAAAGCCTCCAAGAACCAAAGAGGCAGATGCTGCAGCATTTCCAATAAATCCAAGAGCTGTATGCTGAAGTGTTGCCAATGCAGCAAGGGATCCAACTAAGGCGTGAGGTATTTGACTGGCAAGATTTGTCAATGCAGCATACTGTTCAATTGATATTCCTAAAGAAGAAAGAGCTTCTATCTGTGACAATCCTTCAAAGAGCCCTAAAGTACTAATTTCAGCATTTAAGGCTTCAACAGCTGCCACAGCCTCTCCTGACAATATAGCTTCCACTGAAAAGCCAGTTGTTGTAGCTAATTCAATAACATCAGCTAGGACTGCCAAAACAGCTCCCATACCTACAAAACAAAAAAACTTACCTTACAAGCAGTACTAAGCCCCCAAATGCCTCTGTAAGGCTTACACGCTGCACTAGGCCGCTTACAGGCCGCACTAGGCCTTAGTTTGGCTTTGTGCCGGCTTTACTCTGGCTTCCTGCCTGGTCACGTCGCAGTTTTTACTTTGTACTTCCGTGTTATGTTTGTACGGAAGGCGTGGTGTTATAAAACACCTCCGCCTTTATTTTTTTAGTTTCCTTCTTCCTCCCCCTCCCTTACTACTTACACCACAGCTGTGTCAATATCCCCACCTTCTGGCACACTGCCCAGACATACATCCTTACATTTTGGCACACCGCCCAGACACTGGCGTGTAGCCTAACAATCACTGCACCTTATTAAACAGGTCAAACACGCTGCTTCTCACGCACATTGTGTTTATGTTTCTAATTACTGCTTAGTCACTGCACCTGGCGCGCTTCCCAGCCTAAAACTTTTTTACTTAAATACAGAGGAGGCCGGAGGCCTATAGCCTTACCTTTGTTTTTTAACAGAAGTAGAGGCTTGGCGGTACTTTTGCAGCAGCAGCAAAAGGGTCTTTACTCTGCACAAAAAA